AGGTATGCTAGCGCAAGTGAGAGGAAAATTCAGTGCAATTCCAATTCCTGGGCAATCGGTCACATTAAATGCTTCCGATTTAGCAACCCAAGCAAAAGAAGAGAAAGAAAAACTTAGAACAGAACTTGTTGAATTATTAGATAAACTAACTTATGAGGCACTGACGACATCAGATGCTAATTTGGTAGAAAATTCTAATAAAATTCAGGTTAGCATCCCAATGGGTATTTATCTTGGGTGAGAATGATGGCGCAAAATAAATGGAGCAGACCTGAGAGTCCACCGCCCCCACTTTTTTTGGGGAAAAAAGAAAGAGATTTGGTAAAACAAGTTAATGATGAACTCATTGAACGTGTTATTGGTCAAACTATTCTTTATTATGCAATTAGTGATGTTCACACAAACTTCCATCCTTTATATGGCGAGGCAATTGAAAAAAATTATCTACCTCCAGTTCAAGTATATACATTAATTGAGTGGAATGAAACAACAACTACAGCCACAAATTATGGACTTGATCGTATCTATAATTTGACATGTCATTTTCACAAAAGAAGGTTAACAGAAGACCAAGATTTGTATGTTCGAGAAGGCGATTTTATACTATATGGTGAAGATTACTATGAAATAATCACTTTAAGCGAACCAACACAATTATTCGGTCAAACAGAACACATGCTTGAAATTTCAGCCAAATGTTCTCGCGCACGACAAGGACTTTTTGATGGCAAATAAAACAATATTAACTGGCTCAATAGATCGCAGTGGAAAGCCCAATGACATGAAAACAATCATGTCATATAAGCCATCGACACTAGAAACTATAGATACTGCTGTTTATAGCTGGCTCAAGGATCAAATGAAAATTGCTTGTACTACGAACAAGGGATGGAAAACAGTACCAATCGTCTGGGTGGCTGGAGAACGCTCTTGGCAAGTGAAAAACAATAAAGATTTAAGAGATCCTGATGGTGCTTTGATTTTTCCAATGATGACCCTACAAAGAGATGGTTTCTCAAAAGATCCAGCAAAAAAGGGAATGTTTTATGGCAATATTCCCCATGTCAACGATCCAAAGGGAGCTTCTATAACAATTGCTCGCAGGGTTCAACAAGACAAAACAGCCAATTTTGCAAATGCGGATTCTTATAGGAAAAAATCAAGGATGCGAGGAAATGCTGGCAATCCGGGTGCTCAACAGATTAACTTTCCAATGCCCAAAAATAAAAAAGTGGTGTATGAAACGATTACTATACCAATGCCTGTCTATATTGAAGTAAATTATACAATTAGTGCTAGAACTGAATATCAACAACAAATGAACGAGGTTTTACAGCCTTTTGCCACCGCAACACAAGGTATAAACTACTTGGTTTTAAAGCAAGATGGTCATTCTTATGAAACATTTATGCAGTCTGAATTTTCTTCAGAAAACAATGTAACGGATTTAGGTGATGAAACTCGAATTTACGAATCTAAAATAACTTTAAAGGTTTTAGGCTATCTTATCGGTGCAAATAAGAACGATGAACAACCACATATTGTTATTCGAGAAAATGCTGTTGATATTAAGAGTCCACGAGAAAGAGTTGTTATGGGAGATGAACCAGATTGGGGACCACTTGGCATCCCTTCAGGAAAATATAGAGCATAATCATTCCTTTGTCTTTTCGAGCAATAAGCTACTATTTATTAGAGACTTTTAAAGCACTATAAGGAGAAAGACGCATGGCACAAAGCAAATTTAGATTTGTATCACCGGGAATTCAACTTCGCGAAATTGATAGATCGCAAATCCCCGATGAACCAGAGGCAGTAGGACCAGTTATTATTGGCCGTGCCCAGAGAGGACCGGCGCTGCGACCAGTAAAAGTTCAAAATTTCACAGAATTTGTGGAAATTTTTGGCGAACCTTTACCTGGTGGAGCAGGAGGCGATATTTGGAGAAACGGCAATTCTGGAATGGAACCTAATTATGGTGCTTATGCTGCTCAAGCCTGGTTAGCCAATGGAACTCCTCTAACTTATGTTCGTCTTATGGGACAGCAAAACACAATTCACCCTGGATCTACTGGAAAAGCTGGTTGGCAAATTGGTGGCACTCCTGATGCGTCTTATTCAACAGGAGGCGCATTAGGTTTATTTGTTTGTGATAGTGCAAGTGCTGGGGTTGCTGTAACAGGAACTTTAGCAGCTGTTTTTTATTGCAAAGAAGGTTCTGTTGAGCTTTCGGGGTCAAACCGAAGCAAAGTTAATGTTACTGGTTCTGGTGTTTTAATTAAAAGCACTGCTGCTGGTCCTACATTTTCTGCTATTATTAAGAATAGCAGTAAAACAATTACAAGCACTATTAATTTTAATATTAAAACTTCAACTGCTGGTAATTTTATTCGAAAAGTTTTTAATACAAATCCTACCAAACTTACCCAAAGACTATATGGTGCGGATAATACAAGCACGTATTTCTTGGGCGAAAGCTATGAAAGAGATGTAGAAGAAAAACTTACTAGCGGAACTTTAGCAGGTGATGTTTATGGGTTTATTGCTGCTCTTACGGATGGTGAATCCTCAAGTCCTGTAATCTGGGGTAAAAATTATGCAAGTATGTCGCCTGCACAAACAAATTGGATTATTGGACAGACACAAGTTGCATCAGGAAGTTATCTTCCAGAAAGCAATCAACCACTATTTCAAGTTATTGCACTTGATTCTGGTGAATGGACACAAGAAAATCTTAAAGTTTCTATTAGTAATCTTCGCTACTCTAATGAACCCTCAAATCCTTATGGCTCTTTTAGTCTTTCATTGAGAAGGGCGCAAGATTCAGATGAGTCACCACAAATTCTTGAAAGTTTTTCAAATTTGAGCTTAAATCCTAATTCTCCCAATTATATTGCACGAAGAATTGGAGATCAATATGCAAAATGGGATGATACTGATAGACGATATCGATATTATGAGAAATATGCAAATAATTCTCGATATGTCTATATCAAGATGCATTCTGACCTCAAAGATAAAGCTCCCAATCCTGAAACTTTATTGCCAATGGGCTATCGAGGACCACTGCGATGGGGAACTTTCCAAGCTTTAAGCGGAAGCAATTATGCTTCAATGCCTGGCACCGCTGGCGGAACGGGAACAGAATTTGCAAGAGCAATGGTGACAACTGTGGGAGGATCGCCTGGTGCTTATTCACCCACGGCAGGCCATGCTGGGGTGGCGGCGACAGCGACAGTAACTATTTCAGGAGCCCAGACTCTCAATGGAACACTTACAGTAATTGATACCGCTGGTACATCAGTAGTATATACTGCAAAGGCAGCTGAGGATTTATCTGCAAATGAGTTTGATCGATCTTCAGGTGGAGCTGCTGCTATAGCTGCATCTCTAGGGAATTGTATAAATAATGCAGCTGGCCATAATGGTTCAATTGTTGCAACTCTCGTTGGTGCTGAATTAACTCTTACACAAGCTACTGTAGGTACTGCTGGGAATACTACACTCACAAATACCGGTTTAGGTGCTAACATAGCAATCGTACAATGGACTGGTGGAGTCAACGCTTCTACTGCTTTCGAACTATGGGTCGGAGCTGAAGATTTCAGTGGTTCCTTTCAATTCCCACAAACATATCTACGAACTAATACAACCGTAGGAAACTTAAGCGATCCTACTGATGCCTATTGGGGTGTCGATACAACGATGAAGGGCGCAAGTACAAGATTTGATAATGCTTACGAAGAAGTAGTAAGAGGCTTACAAGATATTGGACGAACCTCAACCGGACCTCGGACAAATGTTTCATATTCGGCTCAAGGAAATGTGATTGAATATCAACAGGTATTCAGTTTGGAAAATGTTTCATATTTTACATCATCACTTACAAGGGCTCAACTCGGTGGTCATGCAACTCCAATTACACAAGTGCCGCAAACTCAAGAAGCTTATTATCAATCCGGCTCTTATAAGTTGGGATATGCAATTGCTTCCAGTGGGTCTGCCACATATAAAACTCTTTTGGATGCAGACTTTAATCAGTTTACAATTCCAATGTTTGGTGGCTTTAATGGAACAGATATTGGGGAAACTAATCCGTTTAACAATAATTATGCGGACGGTGTAACAATGTATAATGATTATAGATACAATTCTATTCGACAAGCGATTGATTCGGTTGCGGATCCAGAACTTGTTGAATGTAACTTAATGTCTGCACCAGGTATTGGAACCACCAATTCATCAATCGGATTAACAAATCACATATTGGATATTTGTCAACGTCGAGCAGATGTTATGGCGGTTATTGATATTGAGGGCGGTTATCAACCACCTCCAGATCGAGGTTCGTTTTATTCCCTAGGGGATGCTGATACTGCAAATCGCGGCAAAGCAAAAACGGCTGCAAATTCATTGAGAGACAGGCAAATTAACAATAGTTATGGTGCATGTTATTATCCGTGGATTCAAGTAAGAGATCCAGATTCTGGTGTTATTTTCTTTGCCCCTCCTTCGCTGGCGGCATTAGGAACCTATGCATATTCAGAAGCTAAATCTGAAGTTTGGTTTGCACCAGCAGGATTTAATCGTGGTGGGCTTACCGAAGGTGCGGGAGGAATTCCAATTATCGGAGTCACCGAACGCTTAACCTCAAAGAATCGAGATAAGCTTTATGAAAATAACATCAATCCGATTGCTGCATTTCCGGCTGAAGGCTTAGTTGTGTTTGGTCAAAAGACACTTCAAGCAACTCGTAGTGCTTTGGACAGGGTAAATGTACGACGATTGATGATTCATGTGAAGAAAGAAATTTCTAGAATT